GAGCTTCAAGTTCGGTAATCCCCCAGTATTCAGGCCACAACGGGTTCCCCGAAGGCATGATGGCCGGGAGTTCTATCACCTCCCACTCATCGGCACCTTCGCGCTTTACCGCCCCGTCAAGAATTTTTCCCGTCAGGTCCCGCTTCGACCAGCGCGTCATCACCACAATAATCGCACCGCCGGGTTGCAGCCTTTGACGAGGACCTGAAGTATACCATTCGTACACCCGATCAAAAACTTCGGGGTTGTACTGGCCTTGTGCCGCATCCTGTTCGGAATGCGGATCGTCTATTATCAGAAGATCAGCACCCTTACCCGTTACCGCACCGCCGACACCGATGGCAAAGTATTCACCGCCCGCATTAGTGTTCCAGCGGCCCGCTGCCTTGCTGTCCGACTGGAGACTGGTTTCAGGAAAGATGTTTTTAAAATCCGCGTCACTGAAAAGGTTCCTTACTTTTCTCCCGAACCCGACCGCAAGTTCCGCCGTGTGCGCCGTCTGAATAACCTTTTTCTCAGGATCTTTCCCCAAGAACCATGCAGGCAGGAGAAAGGATGCGAACTCCGACTTGGTGTGTCTCGGCGGCATGTTGATAATAAGCCGCTTCAGTTTCCCTGCCGCCACCCGTTCAAAGGCTTCGCCCATCACACCGTGATGCTTGCCTTCCACAAAAGCAGGCCACACCGCCTTGACAAAAGTCAGGTAGCTGTCGTGGCTCTCTTCGCGTATACGGGCAGCTTCATATTTTTCAACCAGATCCAGAAGATCTGACTGCTCGTGATAAGGAAGTGTATTTATCCGAGAGGTAATAGCGGCGAGATTTTCCATACCGCCAGATCAAAGTGCAGCCAGAAGAAACCCTGCCACAATCCCTATCACTAACCCGACAGCCAGAGGGACACGATTTGTTTTCAGGTATTCCAAGGCCCTTCTGCCTTCCTCGTTCATTGTTCTCTCCTTTAACTCAAGTACCAAAAAGCACCGATAAAAAGAGCCAGCACCAGTAACCCTGCGAGTAATTGTAAGGTCTGCCGTAACATTTCTTACCGTGACCAGATCTCATAACAGCACTCTGGCGAATGTGGAACGTCCCACATAGCTACTGCCAGAGCCCGGTCTGGAGCGCCGCCTTTTTGAAGATAATCTTCACGCCAGTCCAGATTAGCCCATCTTGATGGTCGGTATTTTTCAAACTGCTGTCTTCCTTTTCTACACGCCCATAATCTTTCGGGACAAACCAGCGCCATCTTTTCCACACCTATATCAAACGCATGGTCGATAAACTTACGGATGGGACGGAAAGGAGGGTTGGTTACAATGATCGGGGTCAATGCCTCCGTGTAATCAAAAAAATCTTCGCCACTGGTAATGTCAGAGGAAACAACTGTGCACCCCTTTTCTCCCAGTGCCCGTGATAAACGCCCGTCTCCTGCACAAGGCTCCCAGACAACCATGTCGGGGTCCACCCATCGTCGTACAATCTCTTCTACGATGCTCAACGGCGTCGGATAAAAATCAAGTTCCTTTCTCATGTTCCCCTAAAAGGGGACGGTTCCCGGAGGAACCGCCCAGTGTGTCTGTTTTCAGGGAGGAAATCAAAATGAAATTTGATTACGCTTGCCACTAGGGATAGACAAACCTTACGGCAAGCATACAATATTTACCCCCCTTTACAGATTCTGTCAATGAAATTACTTCTCTCTGTAATTAATTACGATAGCCTTCGATAGTGTGAAAAGGGTCTAGGGTTTTTTCAAACTCGTCATTTTTCTTTTCTTTTTCCTCTCGGTATCTTTTGTCTTCGGCTACATACAGGTCAACAGTCTTTTCAATTTCAGAAGGATCAACCCTGAACCATTCCGCACTGTGCGAATGGGAGTGCCGATTAGAATACTTGCGTTTAACCATGCTCTCGATCCGCATAGCTGTGTTCTCCCAGAAACCAAACTCACGCGCCATGTAAAACTTATGTTTTTTTAAACCAAAGGCATTCGCTGACCGCAGGTTTTCAAAGCGGGCTTGAGGATCTTCCGCTACCCCTATTTTGGTTACAACTTTTTCACCTACCACGCAGGTCAAGATATAAAGACTTTTTGGTTGCTGTTTCAGTAACTCTTCCATACCGGGCATACTGGACGGAAAAATAAGAGGCGGTTCCGAGGGCTGACGAACTACCGGTGATTTTCGTGACTTTGAAGGTTTTTTTGGTAACGGCGGTTCTTCTGGTTCTTCTGGAAGTGGTTCGACTGGAACTACTAAAGACGTGTCTACTGGCGGGGGCGAAGGACGCCGAGGAGACACAGACACAGGAACGGGGTCTGGTTCAGCAGACACAGGCGGGGGAGGCGGGTCATTAATAAAATCTGTACGGTCCATCAGAAAATCACGAACAATCTCAGGCACAGTAACATAATGAGTAGGCATTAGTGCAGCACCCCCGCCTTCTCTACAATCAAATGCTGCTCTCTCCCAGTACTCACGACACAGGTACGGTTGTCGGAGAACGTGACGAGGAGCGCCCAGCTACCACTCTTCTTATTACGATGAAGTGTGAGAACACCTTTGCTCTCGTTTATTCCCCACCAAAGAGGGTTGAGATGATAACGGGATTTCATTTCCCCCATATCCGAGGGAGTGATGTTACAGTCGATTGAAATATACTGAATGCCGGGAGCAGGAATGGTTTCCCGCCCTGTAGGTACCTTAGGTACCACAGGTACCCCTTCTGGTACAAGTCTTAAACTAGTATCTTTAGAATATAGGTACCTAGGTACCAAGAACATGCCGGCACACACGAGGGTAAACAATAAATAACGCATCAGCTTTGCTCCCTTGTTATTTCCAACAGATAAAGATTAAGCACCCTTTCCACGACACGGGACCTGCTTAACTTGATATGAAGCTCCTGTTCCATATATTTCTGTACTGTGTTCAGAACTTCCAGTTGCTTTGAGTTTATTGCGACAGTTGTCACTATGGGGCTGTATTCTACCATCACAGGGTCTCCACCAGTATCATCAAAACTCCAAAGCCTACCATTACACCATAACCAATCAACAGTGTTGTCACCATTGTAGCTCTCCTAAATTTGGGGGGTACACTATGATCCCCTCTTCCTCCTAGAGAGTAACAAAAGGGGTGGGGGCATGTCAAGAAGCATAAAGAAGAATAGAATGGGGGAGCAAGAATCGAGTGAGCAAAACTGCCTGTGGTGGCAGGGCAGGGACCCAGATAGCCCTAGGGGGGCTCCCCCCTTGGTCCCAGTGGTGGGGTGGCTGGTCCCCGTGGTGGGGCGGCAATCGAGGGGCGCTGGACGGGTCCAAGCTGGGCACGGCGCTGAGCCAGCCAGCACTGCGCGGTGATCACCTACAAAGTGCAAGCTGCTAGGGCATGGGCCTCAGGAAGTAGGAGAGGGGCAGGGGTCTTTGTAGACTTCTCAGGGACCGTGCCCCTCCATTAGTCGGGCAATGCGCATCTCCAGCTCAGCTCGCAGCTCATGGGCTGGCTTTGCTTCATCAGTGGTGACACGCTCTTCGAACAAACTGCCGCCGTCCGCATTCAGTTTGCCAATCAGTTCCAAAGCTCGCACCCTCGAAGCGGCGGTCGCATTTTCGGTAGCGCCGATTGCTTCCTGCATCAACCGCTCGTGAACGAACTCCAGTCGAGAGCGCGTGGAGCGCAGTGATGTGTCCGCTTGTTGCTGGGTAAGCGCGTCGAGCCTTGCCCTGATCTTGTCCAGCCCAGCCAGTAGGCTTGCCTTCTCGTTCACAGTCTTCGCTGTCATGTTACCTGTATTGTAATTGGCACGGTAGGCATCACTCAGGCTGACGGGTTTGCCGTTGGCATCTTTCCCCATCAATGACTGGATGAACCCCGATTGCTTAGCAGTCAGTGGCAAGTCTCTTTGTGCCACTGTTGAACCATCCACCAGCACCAAGTGCGGTCTCTTCTTTTTACCCATGTCTCTACTCCTGTATCCTGTTCATTGTCTCCCTGCATTATAGCCATTAGCGCCGTAGGGCAAAATACATTTTGCTATCACCGCGCCGTTGCTGGGGACCATGCTGGTAGAACCATGCTGGGCACTGGCGGCATTCCCTTGGGACTATTCACTCGCACCGTTGATAGCTCGCAGCACTCCAGAACCATGCCAAAGAATCGCTTTTTCGGCATGTTCAAAACAGCCCTGATTTTTGCCCGTTTCCAGCAATCCAGCCAAAAGTGAAAATATTTATTTGGCAGACTTCTCCCCTTTATGCTGATTAGGCATCCCACTAGGGGTTGACAGGGATTAAAATAGGGTATCTAACTTCTTCGAAGTTAACGACGAGGACGGCCAAGGCAAGCGCCGATACGGCCCTGATACTGGGCAAGAGTATAAAAACAGTATCCGCGAATAAGGCGACACACCTGAGCGATACTCCGCTAGCAGAAAGTGTTCGAGACCTCCAAGGTTCTCTGCCGAAACAAAAACAACAAGCTCGCGAGATTGAGGCAAAGGCCCAAAAGAAATCGGCCCCTCCGACTGTGTCCTGCACAGTAACCTGACCAGATCGACGATTAAGCGGTACGCGCTTATCGGGGATTGAGGCTTCCACTAAAAACCAGAAGGCGAACCACTACTCGCTGGGTACCAACAATAAGAGCAATTAGGATTTTAGCGGCCCCAATTCTACAGCCTTCGTCGGCAGTGGGTTCGCAACCCCATCGGTGATGCAATCGCAAGCATCAGTAACAGGATAGTTCGAGGCCCCCAGCGTTTACTGAAAAGTTTAAGGGCACCAGCCCAAGTCGAGAGCGTTTAGCTTTCTTGATGACGTTACCTAATGGGACAAGGTCTTGAACGAATGTCTACGGCAATCAGCCGTACTGATGATGGTGACAGGATTCACCGAAACATTCACAAGGAAACACACAATGGAATTTTTACCTGACGGTTCGATATTCGGATTGATGGACAACGGCATTATGATCTTCTGCGCATGGAGCGGACTGGAGATCGAGAAGGCGCTACCACAACGCTTGCAAGTGGGCCTTGGAGGTTTATTCGGGGCAGGGATAGGAAACACCATTTCGGACGCCGCTGGAGCCATCATGGACCCAGCAATGATCGACATGATTGGCGGCATTACTCTTGGCTGCATTTTGCCAATGGCAATTATCCCAGCGCTCCCAGTTATTACCAAGTGGCTTAAATCTATCCGCAACAGCGCAGCTTGAGAGTGACCAGCGAGCGGTGACACGG